GAGAAGAATTCCAATCGCTTTCAACAGTATTTGCTTCAATTTCTTCGATTCCAGCATCAACTTTACTATATAGATCCAAGAAAGCAGACTTTGTATCTTCATCAAACCTTGCAATACATAGATCAATAGCTTTAGATCTGTCTTTAAATATTGAGTATGTTTGGGCAATATGACAAAGTCTACGAGTTGAAATAACTTCATCAACTCCTTCATCATAAAAAGTCTTACGAATAATATCGGCCCATGTGATAAGCTTATCAACAAAGTCACTGTCATTAGCTCCAAATTTAGCCATGTGATTATTCAAAATCTTAGTTTCGATCGATGGCGATGGGAACTTTTGATCAATAGCAACAGTAAATCTTTCTAAGAAAGCTTCATCGATAATAGAAGCTGCTGTAAATCGACCATCGTCTGATCCTTTACCCTTAGTGTTGGCTGTTGCTATAACATTGAAGCCAGCTTTAGGAGTAACTGTTTCACCTGTTTTCTTAACCAGAACAGGCTTACCTTCAAGTATACCTTGAAGACACATAATTTTATTTGTAGCACGATCAATTTCATCGAGCAATAAGATTGCACCGTTTTCCATAGCTTTAAGGACGGGCCCTTTAGAGAATACAGTTTCTCCATCGATAAGTCTAAAACCTCCAATGAGATCGTCTTCGTCTGTTTCAGGATTGATTTGAACACGTATAAACTCCCTATTTAGTTTTGAGCAAGCTTGCTCTACCATGAAGGTCTTACCGTTACCAGATAGACCAGAAATATAAACTGGAAAGAACATTTCAGATTTGACCATCTTAACGATGTCATTGAACGCTCCCCATGGAACAAATGTAGGATCCGCTTTTGCGAATGTTTTTTCTTCGTTAACAATTGATTGCATTTTAGCCTTTGGTGATATATCTATCACATTTGATTCAACTGGCTGCAGCATACTTGTTAGATCATAAGTACCCACTTTAACTCTGTTTTCTTTTTGCATAAGAGGATTGTAGTCTTTACCAGTATAACCCATAGCCTTACCAGTACTTTCTATCAGACCTTTTCGAAACGAAGTTTGATCAGGATAATTTGTAGCCAGTTCATTTAAGATGTTTTGTGTTGAGATTTTAATGTCTTTCATAATGTAAGTCCTTATCATTTAATATAGGTATATTATATCATACTTTTGACACATTGTAAACAGTTTTGGTGAAAAAAGTGCACTTTTTTTAGATTATTTTGTTATAAAAGAGCACTTTCTTATATACATCACGCTGAGTGAATCTAATTTAAGTATCAATAGGGTAACCTTAACCAATTCACAGAGATTCACTATGCTACGATCCTTCCAAAGGTTGTCATCAATACTTTGTTCTGCTTCTTACTCTTTGAGTACTTTTTAAACGCATTTGCAATTTGATTTTTAGTTTGATCAGAAGTTACGCCAAAATCATCATTTTCTGTTGATAGTTTGTCGCCACCCTTGATTAAGTAGAACTCATCGTATCCTAAGGCTGATTTGCGAACAACACATTTGTTTTTTCTGTATTCTTTATTAGCTTCGCTTCTGTGGCTATCAGCCCAACCATTAATTTGACCTATTTTGTGATTAAACATTCTATTATCATCGGCCATAAAGAAACCAATAGTACTAGTGTTGTATCGCTTGTTTATGTTTTCGAGCAAAGCTTGAGTAACGTTATCAGTATTTTCAGCTTTAACCATTCTACCATCGATTCTCATGTTAATGCCTTTAAACATTCCTCGAGTTTCAACTCTATTCTCACCAAGTTCGCCATCTCTATATGCTTGTAATCGATTAGCATCGCCATCAGATAATACAACCAAATTCATTTTTTCAACTCCATTTTTAGCTTTGAACTCTTTGATTAAAGAGTGAGTCATTACTAATGCCTGATTGAGCGGAGTAGAACCAAAGTCTTCGCATGGAGCCGCAACTTCGCGAGATATGTAAGACGATCCCTTTGCTCTTATATATAAAGCTCTGATTGATTCATCGAAATCAGCCTTTTTAAGCTTTGACGATGTTAACAATGGCATTGCCAAATCATCAAGATCAATATCACCATCAAATAATAAACCTCTGTTACGAAGATCGTAGTAGTTTAATTTTTGATTTGTTGTAGTAAATGCATAAACGTCAAACGGAATATTGACTTGCTTACAAAAGAGAACTAAGTGTATCAACTGCTCTAAAACTTTAGGTAATGAGTCATACATAGAACCAGAGTAATCAATCAACATAATCATACCATGACTTTTAGCATCGTGCAGTCTAGTTGTTTGTTTAAAGATGTCCTCATTAGTTTTGTATGAATATAGCTTGTTGACATCGATAACGCCAGTTTTTGCTGTAGTAGCTTTTGCCCACTGAGTAGCGGCCTTTCTCATTTCAAACTCTTTTACAGCAATACCAACGCTTCTTTTAACCTCTTTCATATACTTAGGAAACTGTAGTTCAAGATGATTAACTTGTACGTTTACGTGATAAGGGATAGTGGTTTTTCGTAGTTGTCTTTGAGCCTTGAGTTCAGCATAAGGTATAACAATATCCTTTTTAATTTCTTTCGAAATATCTTCAACTGCAAGAATTTGTCTACCATCTTCATCAATGTCTAAAAAAGAACTCTCATTATTTCTAAAAGCTTCATCAGTAACAGAAACGTCTCCTTCACTACCTTTTGCCGGAGTTTGGCCTTCGTCTGAATCTTCTTCAACTTCTTCTTCGCCTTCTTCGCTTTCTTCTTCTGAAGAACCTGGATCATCAGTCTCTTCTTCATTTTCTTCATAACTACCATCATAACCTTCTGATTCATTTTCACCAGAATCATTATTAGGTTCTTTATTTTGATCGTCGTTTTTATCTTCTTCGTCTTCTTCTAATGATTTGTCATAAGCTACGATATCTTTAACAAGATCAAGAACTTCTTGAAAATCTTCAGTTGTATTTGCTCTATCCATAAAGACTTGTTCTTCATCATTAAACTCAAGCTCTATGTGAGCTCCAACTTTAGCTTGAAGATTAATCTTATCAATAATTCTTAGTGATGACATATCAATATCATTAGTACCAAAGAAGTTATCATCAAATAATTTAGCATATGCTCTAGAAAATGGACCAACTAAACCAGGATAACGTGATTTGACTTTTCGTTCAATCCTAGCATCTTCTACGACATTGATGTATGACCTAGGACATCCAACTAATTTCTCAGGACTATCATGCCAGCCTTCGTATGGAGTTTCTAATGCGTGACCAACTTCATGACCTACAAATAGATCATATACGTCTTTACCCATATCTTTCCACAAAGGAAGACCAAGCACTCGATTCTTGATATCAAACCATGGAGTCTTATAATTGCCATGTCTGATAGAGATATTCTCTTTCGCTAAGAGTTTTGGTAAGCTAGAATTATGATACATATATTGCCCCTTTCCGTATAATATGTATATTATATCATAGTTTAGGGGCCTTGTATACAAATGATTCACATCTTTTTAGATCATTTTGTTATATGCTTATAACTATTTAATCTTGGAAAAGTTTCTTTCTTTGATAAACTCAATCTTAGATCTAAACTTATTCTCTAGTATGTCGCCCTTATGTGAGATAATAAAGACATTAGTGCCATCTTCGAGTGTATTTAGAATCTTAGTCAAATTATCTATACCATCGTGGTCTAAAGAAGAATCAAAGGTTTCGTCCAATACTAAAAGATTAGTTGCAGCAGAGTTCTTCATCTTAGCAATTTGTCTCCAAGTAAAAAGCAAAGCCAAATCGATACGTTGTTTCTCACCTTCACTAAAAGATGTATAGTTAAATGCATCTCTATGACGCGATCTAATAGTTTCAGTAAAGCTTTCATCAAGATGGAACGCAACAAAGAAATCTAAGACTTGAAGATACTGATTAATAAGTCTATTCATTACTGGCAAATACTGTTTAATAACTTTAGTCTTAATACCAGTGTCTTTAAGCATTTCGCCGATTACTTCGTTATATGTACGTTCTTCAACATAAGCAAGTTTCTTTTCGGTAACAGTATCCTTAGAGTCTCTTAAATCATCAAGTTCATTCTTAGCAGTTTTAATATCACCTGATGATTGTAACAATGTACTAATTTCTTTCTGAATCTTTTCAATTTGCTTTTGGATCAAATTAATCTTATCATTATTACTATTAATATGTCGTTGCTTAGCTAAAAGGTGTTTCATGTTATTCTGACAATCAACTAAATGAGCTGATGTAGTAATATTATCAGCTTCTAATTCTTTCATGCCCTTTTGAATACTAGCAGCAGAACTTCTGATATCAAGCAATTTATTCTCTTTAATAGAATTATCAATATTTTGATCGCACGTAGGACAATGTTTATGATCTTCAAAAAACTTAGCGTTACTTACAAGATCTTTTATTTTAGATTTGTATACTCGGTCTTCAGATTTAATATCAGATATTTTTCTATTAAGATCTTCATGCTTAGAGTTTTCTATTTCTGTTAAAGCGTCAAGATTTTTTCCAAGTTCAGTAGATTGGCTTACTAAACCTTTAACCTCGACCTCATATAACGATACAGAATCTTCCTTAGACTTAATCATATCTTTATTAATAGACTGAAGGTCTCTGATATATTTGTTCTGAGTATCAATTTTAGTTTTATATAAATCTAATGAATGATTTATTTCAGATAGTTCTTCTTTGATTTTAGAATTACGCTCTTTCAATAACGAATTCATTTTACTAAAAATATTAATATCTAATAGATCTTCAATAACTTCTCTACGTTGACCAACTTGTAATTGCATAAAAGGAATAAACGAACTACTACCCAACACAACAACCTGATGAAACGATTTATGATTCAACTTAAGTATATTTTGTTCTAAGAATTTCTGATAATCACGAGCATTTGAAGACTGATTGATCATATTGCCGTTTTGATAGATTTCAAACTTACCAGGCTTAATAGTTCTATGAATTCTAAACTCTGAATTACCAACATTAAACTCGACTTCTACAATGGTACCTTTCTTATTGATACTATTAACTAATTGATCCTTTTTAATATCTCTATGAGGTTTACCAAATAGACCAAAGGAAAGAGCATCCAGCATTGTAGATTTACCAGCACCATTCGAACCTACTACAAGAGTTGATGGTGTTCTATCTAATTGTACTTTAATTGTATCATTGCCCGTTGAAAGAAAGTTCTTCCATGAGACCGACTTAAAATGTATCATAGATATTTTAATCCTAACCAATTAGCAACTTTAGCTTTTAACCAAGACTTGTTTTCTACGTTAATACTTAGTCCTGAATCGTCTATCCTTACCTGCTCCAAGCCGTTTGTATTATCAACAGTAAAATATGAATTAACAGTTCCATTGAAACCATCAGTCATTATCAATTCACTGTTAACAGTATAAGGGGACCCGAGGTAGGTCATTATTTCTTCAGAAACATTTAGGTCAAGGTTTAATTGTTGCGTAAGCGGGAATTGCAAGTCTAAAGACTGTTGATACATTACACCACCTCCAAGTTTTGTGCTTCAGTATATAGTTTTCTTAATTCAACTTTGATGTGGTCTTTGTCTAAATCAGTTTCAACAGCATCAACATATGTGTCTAATAAGACTCCAGTATCTTCAAGCGATACTTTATTATCTTCAACATTGTCGCCTAGGTATTCTTCAAACGTTTCAGCGATTTTAAGTTCATATGTTTCGATGCTTTGTAACTTATCAACGAATCTATCAAACATGTAGAGATCAGTTTTATTTACAACAATAAGCTTAATAAATTTATGTTCAAACTCTGAAACGTCAATAGTATTATAGTCAGTCTTAGCATCATCATATACTATCTTTTTAAACATAGTAATAGGATTGCGTACTGGAGTTACTTCACGAGTTTCAGTATCTAAGATGTGGAAGTACTTAGGGTCATCACAATCAGACCAAGTAAATTCCATTTGGTTACCCAGATAATGAACGTTTCCCTGACTTGATTTAGTATGAAAATGACCGGTTAATACGCTTTCAAATCTAGAAAAGATATCAGCGTTCATACCATGAGGATTAGTTATACCAGCCATGAGTTCAAAACCCTTTAACTCAAGATGAGCACCAAGAATAGAAGCATTACAAGTCATAGCCCATTTAGTATATTCTTCATAGTTTGCGCTATTAATCCAAGGCAATACACCAACCTTCAAACCATCATAATCTAATACTGTAGGTTTCATTATAATATTAACGTTGGATGTAAAGTAACCAAGTAGTTCTTTAAGTGAACATAGTTCATTAGTATTTTTGAAATATACGTCGTGGTTACCAGGAATAATGTCCATAGTAATACCCATTTCGCGCATTGGTTCTAAGAAGTGTTTACGATTAGCATTAAGAGCTTTAAAGTTAACAAACTTACGATGCTCGTAATAATCTCCTAAGTGTAAAATATTTGTAATACCATGCTCTTTTAGGTATGGAAAAAATATTTCTCCATAAAATCTTTCCTGATAGTTTAAAAAAATATCGGATGAATTTCTTACGCCACAATGTGTATCATTTAATATAGCAACTTTCATAATTACACCATAAACAATTCTAGTTTTTCTTTATCTTTTTCGATCTTTGCGAACTCTTTAATCTTAGTGTCTTTAGTTCTAATCTGATCGATTCTTTGCCTTAAGGTATCTACATATTCTAATGTTTGAGCTGCACCATTATCATCCATACCCATAGCAGCAAAATCTTCAATACCCATCTTTTCGATGTATCTAAATTTGATTTCTTGTTGCTTCTTTTCTTTAGTAATACGCCTAATAAAAGCAAAGAAACAAATTTGAGTAAAGTAAGAGAATGCGTTTGGATTACCAGTTCTAGTAGCAGTTTCAATCTTATAGTTATTAATAGCTCTTAGACAGTTTTCAACACCATCCATTACCATCTCTTCTCTATAAGTGTACCGAACAAAGTTCGGTCTGTGAGACAGTCCTTCAGATATTTTCATGAAACATGTAGCAACGTAATCTGGAACCTTAGGGATTTGAGTGTCATTAGATTTAGCTTCTATTACGGTCTTAACGTACTCAACTACTGCTAGTGAGAATTCCTTGTTATTGACATAGTGTGGCTTAGCTTTTGGTTTAATTTTAGTGGTCATTTATATCTCCTAATAATGTAATATTATATCATAGTTTGGGTCAAATGTAAACAATTATTTTATTT